TATATCGATCCATCGGTACTCACAGTCACCGGATGTGTTAAAAGTATTATTTAACCAGCCAATATCAGTCATACGGACAATGTCGGCACTATCTCCTACTGGGGATCCTGCTTGTGACTGTGTTCCATACACACCAATATACCCTTTAGCGTGTTCAAAGAATGCTTTACCGCCATGTGTTTCTGTGACACAATCAGCAAAACAGGTGGGGTTCCAAGATGCTTTATCACCCGTAGATGGGCCGTTAAGTAGTTTAGTCGCTATATCACTGGTCACACGGTACAGTGATCCATTTGCCAGTGGACTCGCTACATTATCTGTGCCTACGATTAGATACTTGTTTCCAGGTGAGTTATATGTAGACGATATAAATTCAATATCAGTGGATGTTGTAAAGGTTGTTGCATCCACATCACTAAAACCATTAATAACGGTTGTGTTATTGTGGGTAGAGTATTGTAACAATGTTCTACCAGTTCCGTCTAAATAATGAATTACTATACTTTCTGACCTACTGGTATTTTGTTCAAAGTCGGTAGATTCGAGACCTAATAAATTACCCGTAGATGATGCACCGCCATGACGGACCCATGCGGTATGCCCTGCATCCAGGATATCATTATGATATAAATCATAATCTGTACCATCTGTTGTTCCAACAAAAAGATAATTATGATTCACATCTGATCCAGATGTTAAACCGGCTGGTGTTAATAAATTGGTTTGTGTTATAGATGTGAGCCCTGCAAACTCTGATGCTGTAGCACCTGTCACGACTAACGAATTAATGCTATCACTTGTACTTACCTTAACTAATTTATTTGATTTTATTAACAGATAAAGAATCCCGTTGCAAATATGCATAAAGGAAGTATCTGTATTTGCTGTTGAAGACAAATTAGCATTAACCACTTCTTCTTCAACTACACCCGCACTGGATAATGTATATTTGACAAGGGGATTATAATGGGTTGTGTCCGTATATGAATAGTGAACATATACCGCATTATTAAATCCCAGCATACTGCATACTGAAAAATTAGACTTTGTTTTATAATCATTATAATTGGTTTCAGAAAGATCTGCTGTTGATGTTCCGTCATGTGTAACAATATCTGCTGAATTAACAGATGCCAGGCATAATGCTTGACCATTCATGGATGCAATGGCTATCATTTCTACAGTAAGTTGGTCAGTAGAGTTATACGATACTGTATCATCAGCAGTTAAGTGTGTAGCGAGTTTACCGCCCCACCCTAAAGCCTGGGCTCCTGTTGCCACTGCTGTATCAAAAAAACTACCGCCCCACTGTTGGGCACCATCTGTATTGACCCCTACCGTTACAGTGTTTGGTACATGATCTGCCTGATCATAGACACCAGCACCGGTGATATCTGCCTGTGGTGATGCATTATCCTTACAGTCCTGGACCAATATATAATCATCTTCAGTAATACCATGTGCTGATTCAGTTGTGAATAACACAATATTATCTTCAATCTGCAAATGGTCATCCACATCAGGTAAACCACTGTCCCACCAGAACAGTTTAACAGCCTGGGTACTGGTATGAATAGTGACCAATAGATATCTGTATCCATCTCCCGCATCATTCGTATCTCCGGCAAACTTATCGGAGACAAAGGTGAATACATTATAGACTATATAATTACCACCACTAACAAAT